ACCGCTGTCGCGCGCTCGGCGAGCGTGTTGCGGTAGTCGAGGTCCGCGTCGACGCTGGTGAGGTACCGCATCGCGCTCTTGTCGCGCAGGTGCTCGCTCGGCAGCGTCTTCACGAGGTCGCGCAGCAGGTCCTTCGAGATGGGGTTGCCGGCGGCGTCGACGACGTGGCTGGTGGCCTGCTTGAGCACGCCGTCCATCGTCGCGAGGAACGGGTCGGCCGAGGCGGTGTCGCCGCTGACCAGCACCTCCTCCATGTCGCGCGCGATGGCATCCGCCATCATCTCCATGATCGTCTGACGCAGCTCGCCGCGCTCGATGCTGTCCTCGAGCACCTCGTCGGAGAGCCGAACCTCGGCCTTGAACAGCTTGGCGTCGAGCTCGACCTGCGAGAGGTCGGGCGCGGTGCGCTGCGCGGGAGCCAGCGCGGTAGCCTCCTGGCCGGGCCGCAGGATGCGGTTGCCGAACTTGATCTTGGAGATCTGCTGCTTGGGCGACGCCATCGGAACGACGGTCGCCTGCTGCATGAGGACGGACTGCTTGATGAGCAGGCGCATGAACTTCTGCGCCTGCGCGGGCTTGAGAATGCCGCCTCCCGCCGTCAGATCGGCGAGCGCGAGATCGGCCTTCTCCAGGATGGTGCGGTTGTCGAGATAGCTCATGTCGCGGCTCCTTGAGACGGGGGAATCAGAGGTCGTGGAAGGAGACCGCCTTGTCGACGTTCTCCCGGTCCTTCGGCTTGTTGAGATCGAGCGGCCACCCCACGTCCTCGACGCTGGCCTTCGACACGTGCTCGGCGGGCGCGGCGCTGTTCGGCAGCCCGAACTGCTTCTCCACGCGACCGAGCCGCTGCTGCTGCTCCTTCACGGTGTCCGAGAGCGCGCGGAAGGAGTCGGCGAGCTTGGCGAGGCTCTCGGCGACGGGCGTGGGCTCGGCTGCCCCGGTCGCCGCGTCCCGCTTCTCCTGCTTCGCGGGCGGCGCCTTGCTCGCCAGCTCGGCGAGGCGCGAGAGCGCCTGCTTCGCCGCTGCGACGTCGGCCGCGAACGCGCTCGCCCCGGTGGGCTTCGCAGGCTCGTCGGTCTTCGCGCGGGCCTGCACGTCGGCGGGCGCGCTCGCGTCGGTCCCGTCACCGGGGGGCGAGAAGCCGGTCCGCTCGAGGATCTGCTCGGCGGTCGCACGCAGCTGCTCCGCGAGCGCCGCGAGGCGCATGTCGTTGCTGTCGGCCCCGAGGGAGCCGAGCAGCTCGACGATGGCCGTGAGGCTCTCGAGGGCGGCCAGCGCGGCCCCGAGCGGCGAGCCGTCCGCAACAGTCCACGTGGCATCTGCGGAGGGCGTCATCGTGGGGTCGGCGCCGTCCGTGGTGGCCTTCTCGGCCGGAGTGTTGTCGTCCATCGCGTCATCCCTCTTCACGATGAGAAAGCGGTGCTTGTTGGCGGCGCGGTCGACGAGGGAGACCTCCTCGACGACCATGTCGATGAGCCGGTGCACGCCGTCGTCGCCTCCAGCTGCCTTGGTGATCGGGTTCGTCATGCGGCCTCCGTCTGCGGCTGGGCGTCAGGCTCGGCGGGCGGCGGGGCCGGCGCCGGTGCGGGCTCCGGCACGCGACGCGCGGAGCCGCCGATCGAGAAGCCCGTGAGGTCGCCGCTCTTCACGCGGTCCCACAGCTCGTCGGACAGCACGCGCACCGCGAGCATCCAGGTGCCCTTGCGCACGGTGAGCTCGCCGACCGTGAAGTCGGTGGGTGCGAGGTAGCTCTCGAGCACCTTCACCTGGTCGTTCACCCGCAGGCGGTGCATGAGGCCGAGCCCGCCGAACTCCTCCATGAAGCGGTGAGCCGCGGCGCGGATCTCCTCGGTCGAGTAGATGTCGCCCTGCGCGTCGACCACCTCCGGCTCGAGCACGATGCCGAGCACGTAGCGCTCGTCGTTCGGGTCGAGGCCCTTCACGAGCTGGGTGGTCTTGTCGAAGACGAGCGCATCGAGGCTCGGGTCGACGGGCAGGTGCTCGCACTTAGCGACGAGCTCGAAGTCCTCGGCCTTGCGCACGGGGTAGTTCGCGACGAACAGACGCATTGCCTGCTTGGCGCCGCCCCGGCCCGAGGCCTCGCGGACCTTGAGTCGGAACACGTGACCGACCCGTTTGAAGGCGGCGACGTTCTCCGGCGTCGGGTTCAGGACCGCGATGAACTTGCCGCGCACCTTGGCGAGCGCGTCGACGAACTCCTCGAGGTCGATGACCTTGTCCTTGTCGAACCACTCGCCGGGGTACGGCGGGTCGATGAAGAAGAACGTGTCCGGCGAGTCGTAGGCCTTCAGCGTCTTCCGGTAGTCCTGGCGCAGGACCGTCACGTCCTTGAGGCGCTCGGCGGCCTTCAGGAACTTCTCGGGGTTCGTCGTCGAGCCGAGGTGCTGCTGCGCGGGATGCGTGCCGTCGGGCCGGCAGTCGCGGGCGTGCGTGCGGACGAAGACGAGCTTGTAGAAGCGCGCCACGTCGTCCTTCGGCGCCATGTCGCGTGCCTTCTGGAAGCTCTCCTCGGTGACGGTCCACTCGAAGCGCCGGCTCAGCTCGGCGACGCGCTCGGGCGTCATCGCCTTGATGGTGCGGTGGAGGAAAACGACGTCCTCGTCGAGGTCGGCGAGCACCTCCTTCTCGCTTGGCTCCTTGGCGTGCAGGACCGCCGCCGCGCCCGCGAAGGGCTCGACGTAGGTCTTGTGCGCCGGGATGAGCGGCACGATGCGCTTCGCGTAGTGGAACGAGCCGCCGAAGGTACCGAAGGGCTGGGCCTTCGCGAGCTCGGAGGCGTCGTCCTCCAGCGCCCCGTCCCACTCGTCGACGATCACGGACTCGTCGAGCCCCTTGAGGGTCGGCTCGTAGTTGGCGACGAGCAGCTGCGTGAGCACGGACGAGCCGCCGACGCCGCGCATGGCGGCGATGGTGCGCGGCGTGCGGATCCGCTTCACCCAGAAGCCGGAGTCCTTCACCATCGCGGGAAACTTCCCGCGGATGCCGTAGGTGATGAGGAACTTGCCCTTGAGCGACTTGAGCAGCTTGAAGAAGCGCTCCTCGTCGAACTCGGACTCGCCGACGTCGACGTTGTAGCCGGGGTACGGCGGGTCGAGGAAGAAGACCGTGTCCTTCGCGTCGTACTTGCGGACGACCTTCTCGTAGTCGCCGCCGTACACCTTCACTCGCTTGAGGCGCGGCGCGAACTGCTCGATGCGCTTGATGGTCTTGGCCTCGACGCCGACCACCGAAGGGCTGAAGCTGCGCCCGCGCATCTTCCCGTAGGAGAAGTGGGTCAGGTAGAGGAAGCGGTGCAGTCGCTCGACGTCGTCCTCGGGCTCGACGTCGAGGAGCCCCTTGAAGGTCTTCTCGTCGCCGACCCAGGGCAGCTTCTTCAGCCGCTCGAGGTCCGCCGCCGTGAGCTTCTTCAGCAGCCGATAGGCGTCTGCGATCTCCGGGTCGGCGTCGTTGATGACCTCGACCTCGGCGGGCTCCTTCGCGAAGAGCACCGCGGCGCTGCCGGCGAACGGCTCGACGTAGGTCTTGTGCGCCGGGAGCATCGCGGCGAGCCGCTCCGACAGGCGCTTCTTGCCCGCGGGCGAACCCCAGATGGTCTTCTCGACCGCCGTCTCGCCCTGGCTCGCCGCGAGGACGCGACGGGCGTAGGCGATGGCCGCCTCGCGCCGGTCACGCATCGCGCAGCGCCTCCGGGTCGGAGCCCCAGAGCGGGTCCTTCGTGGTGGGCGTGTTCAGGTCCCGCGGCCAGACCACGGGCTCGTCGCGCTTCTGCTCCCGCGACGGCGCGGACGGAGCCTTGCCGTTCCCCGGGTCCGGGGCGGGGCTCTCTGGCTCGCGCGGCTTCGCAGTCTCGGGCATGCGTCGACCTCCGCTGGGGGCAAAGCAGCCGCCCGGAGGAAGCGGGGACACGTGCTCACACGACCGCGAGCGTCGTGGTGCGACAGAGGCCGTGGTACGGCGGGAAGCCGATGCCGACCTCACGGAGGGCGCCGTCGGAAGCCAGCGCCCGGAAGTCGCCCCGATCATCGCGGGTGCCGAAGGCCGACCGGGTTACCTCGGCGAGCGGGGTCCGGCCGGCGCCGCCGTCGACGTAGAGCCGCGTCCGTCCCGTCTCGGGGTCGAGGCTCTCGCGCACCCACGGCAGCTCGCGCTTGATGTCCTCGGGCTGCTCCAGCTGCTCGACTCGCTGGAAGCGCTGGAGGGCGTCGGCCACGGCGAAGCTCTTGCCGTGCAGGTAGCGGCAGATGTGCGTCGTGCGCTCGTCCAACACTGCCTCGATGACGTAGCGCTGGATGCCGGCCTCGGCGTAGCTGCTCATCTGGGCGAACGAGCGCCCCTGGCTCATGAACGAGCTCGCGACCACCTCCCAGTAGAACGGCGCCCGCTCCACGAGCGCCGCCCGAGCCG